TACTGCGTATCCAGAGAACCTGCGGTGCTGTGTTCTAGGGTATCTGCTATAATTTTTCCATTTGCCATTATGCTAGGTCTCCTAGTATTCCAATGTAACTATACTGAACATCGGAGTAGTTACCCGAATAATCCCAACCACCTAAATAATGTCTAGTAGTTGTTGGGGATTGACCTCCAACTGTAGCATTCCAAGAAGGCCAGTTATCTGAACCGCTTACTGCCTGTTGCCCATTAAGAGCCGCAAAATTAGAATTGGTCATTGCGTTAGTAAAGTTAATGCTAAAGCCACCCACTTGATTATCAACTATTGACGATGTGCTGAAACTATCTCTGATAGATGCGCTATCCATATTGATAGAACACCAAGCCTTCGCCAACCCTTGTCCCAGAGACTGCGTAGCCGTAGCACCAACAGTCACGGTGATGTCGTTGGCGGTGGTCTTGCCCTGCAATTCGTCAGTTTTGAACAGGTCGGGGCCAGTCACAGTAGTAGCAGTGGTCTTGCCTGTGAGGGTATCTACTTTAATTTCACTCATGCTAGGTCTCCGTGAATAGCAGCACTGCCTTTATCAAAATCCAATCCTGTACCATTGTCTGTTCTTGTTGCATATGTGTTGCAGCTACCAGTTAAGTCTGTGTTTGAACCTACTGTATCAAGGCAAACTCTAAATGATGCCGTTCCCGCACTTGCAGTTAAAGAATAACCTGTACTATTTAGGTTGGATAAAAAGTTGATGGTCGTATACGCTGTGCCATTATCTGTTAATGAAGAAACATTTTGACTTTGAAAAATAGAGGTTGACGTAATTGTGTTAAACCCAACCCACGCCTTCGCCGCACTCTGCTTAGTCAGCGTGACAGGACCACCAGAGCTAGTCTGTACTGTATTACAATGTACCGTACTCATGTTACCACCAATGTCGCACCAGCACTAACGGTGATAACGACTCCTGAAGCTAGGGTTAATGGACCAGCACACATACCATTAGTGTTTGCGGCTACTGTTACTGAAGTGTTTAGTTCTTTCTCATGTACTCTAATAATGTTACCGAGTGCAGTTCCAGCATCACCAAGAAATGATCCTACAGCATTAGGTGCTGCAGCAGTATTTGCAGGAGGTGTAGTTGTTTGTACAGCTTTACCCTGATACACTACATAAAAGTCATCTGTGCTTGCTACGTTACCTGTCATAGTAAGAGCAGTTCCAGAAACATTATATGCTACTGCTGGTTCTTGTCGTACGTTGTTTACAAATACTTCAAGCTCATTAGCGTTTGCTACAGCTGTAGTAAGTGTATAGCTAGCACCACCGTTACCTGTAATAACTTGTTTAGCTAAAGAAGAAAAGTTTGAACTTGCTTGATTACCAATGTAACCCATAATAAACCTCCCTAAGTACTAATGTCATCAACAGCGGATACGATTACATCAACTGAACTAGCTGTGTCCGATACAATGAAAAGACGATCACCAGAGGCTACTACAAACTTAGCACCACCATCTAGTAACTGTAGGGATGACCCTGCAGGAATAGGTGCATCTTTAATAAGGTAGTAGTTGTTACCTCCGTTTTGAAGATAAACAGAAACTGTTATTTGTTGTGCCACAATATTGGCAATGTTAATTCCTACAATAGTATCATAAGAATCAAAATTAGATCCATCTGGAATGTCAGCTGCTGAAGTTCCGATGGCGCGTTCTATATAGCGTCTAAAGTTTTGTGCCATATCTCTCTCCTATAATGCAATTGACATTGCGATTGAAAAACCTTTTGTTGCAAAGCCAGAGGTGTCTGTTGCTTGAATAGGTAACCATGTACCATCTGCATCCCCGCCTGAAGGTACAACTGTACAGTACTTTACTGCACTATCGTTAGTATTAAAGTATAAGTCACCTACTAGTACTGTCTTACCTTCTGCAACGTGCGCTTGAACTGCCGCTAAGTCTGTAGCATAGTTACCATAGTATCTTTCATTAAAATTATCTACAGCGTTAGCCGCATCAATAGCATAAGCTCGTGCTGACTTATAGGTATCGTCTACCGTATCTTGACTATTAAGATAACTAGCCCAATCTTTTGCAGAACCACCATTAGCCTGTCCACGGCGTTGTGCGCCAATAGCATACTCTTTAGCTGAATACTCTGTGTTATCTACAGTTGACGAAGTGTCTGTAGCCCAGTCCATTGCTGAACCACCACCGTTTGTATCATCAACACCTGTACCACCAGTAGCCCAAGCTTTAGCTGAATAGCCCTCACCTGTTACTGCTTCACCATCTGTTTTTTGCGCCCATGCCTCTGCTTCATCTTCAGAGCCTTGTGCATCTGTAGCTGAACTTGCAGCCGCTGTAGCTGAGTTACTAGCATTTGTAGCTTGAGTACTTGCTGTTGAAGCGCTAGTTGCTGCATTGTTAGCTTGAGTAGTAGCTGTTGAGGCTGAACTAGATGCCGATGTTGCACTGTTACCTGCATTAGTTTCTGAAGTTGCTGCATTAGTTTCAGAAGTAGCCGCAGCTGTAGCTGAGTTAGCTGAAGCTGTAGCACTATTAGCACTAGCTGTTGCACTATTAGCACTTGCTGTAGCTGAAGTTGTTGCACTATTAGCAGAACCAGTTGCTGAAGTAGCACTTGATGCCGCTGAAGTTGCAGAGTTAGCTGCTGCAGTTTGTGAAGCCGCCGCATTAGTAGCTGAAGTACTTGCTTCTGCTGCTTTAGTTGTTGCCGTTGCCGCATCAGCCGCTGTTGTTGAAGCTGAGTTAGCCGCCGCTGTTGCAGAGTTTGCGCTAGCAGTAGCTGAGTTTGCACTTGCTGTAGCACTAGTTGCCGCATTAGTTTCTGAAGTACTAGCGTTAGTTGCGCTAGTAGCTGCTGCAGTTTCTGATGCCTTAGCATTAGTTGCCGCTGTTTCAGCTGCTAGAACATCTGCGCCTACAATATCAGGAATACCATCAATTAGTGTATCTGTAAATAAGCCACCATTGGCAGCATTATCTGTTGCACCCGTAAATTGTCCGGGCCTTGCTGGTGTTGTCATTATATTAAGCCTCGCCCGTTAAAGTTAATTTGTAGGTTTCCACCTGAAGCGTTTCGTTTAGCGTCTTCATCGTTAAGTTCTGCAATTTCGTTTTTAAACATTGCTAAATATTTTGCAGCTTGATCATCATCTTGCACATATGCAAAAACCTCTGCTAGCGCTCCAAATAAAAGAACACGCTGGTTTTCATCTCGAAGCCAGTTAGGTGTTGCAATACCAATATAATAAGTAGCAGTTACAGTACCAGCCGGATTTGCAGCTTGCGCAGCGCTTTGAGTAGCGTAGGCTGTTGTACCTGTATTACTATTAAAATATAATTGTTTAGAATTAGCTACACCAGATCCTGCGCCAGTTGTTGTAAGAAAGCCGGCATTATAGTTAAGCACTGTTACGGAATAAACAGCGTTAAGTGCTGGTAGTCTACGGTAATAATAAAGTTCTATACTATTAGCATCTGATCCTTGATTTGAAAAACCAAAGCCAGGTGTAAGGTATACTACATTTCTTTCCCGCGTCCAATAGTTATTTGTTGAGTATTTTTCTGCTGATGGATCGTTAAAGGTACGTACATCTAGCTTTTCATTAAATACTCTAATAGCTGCACCGGAAGTGTCTACTTCTTTAATTTGAATAAATTCAACCAAATCGTAAGGTAGTTGTATTTCTGTTTTACTTGGGTTAACACCCGATGTTGCTGTGGTTGCAGACTCAAGTAATGTTTTTTCGTATACTGCTACGTTTTCTAGCGGAGGTACGCGTAGTGAGCGATATGCTTTATCTGCAGCATACTTAAGTCCATCCTTAATAATCGCATCACTAACAACCTCTTCATCCCTGTTAGACCAGGTACGAACAAGCGCCACTAATTCATCATAGGTTATTGCCATATCAGGTCTCCTAATTAAGTATTTACCAAGAGATCTCTGTATTCAGTTTGCAAAATAGTTCTCAACCGTTTCATATTATTTGGATCATTCATAAACCCAGGGTCGTGTAAATCTAAATGATGTTCTTGCAAAATCTTAATTGCAACAATATCGGGAATAGTTGCCATCTTACGATAGCCACCCTTTGTGTGACCGAAATATGACTGACGGTCGCGATCCATTTTAGCTTGTTCTTTATATTGAGTAATATCTTGTGTTGCTTGCCAATCACCTGAACTCAGGTCGAAGCCAGCATGAATACCTTCGTCTGCTTTTACTGTAGCACTACGAAATTTAAAATCTGTCTCTTTGCTCATGTCCTCAAAACTCCTTTATGGCGATTGTGTATACGGTGCAAAGCGTCCTGCTTTGATATAGCCTAAGCGTGCGCCAGTAGACCCGACAGCAGTTGGTGCCGAACCGACAGCGACTGAACCCGCATTAGGTGTAAAATGAGTAATTTTATTAGTGGCTTCATCTACGCGCCACACACATCTATCAGCTGGGTAAGTATTCCCATTAGCAAGTTGAATAACTAGCATTTACTTATCTCCTGTTTATTTATTTTTTCATTGGGTTATTCATAGCCGGACCACATCCTGCTACTTTACCACCTTTGTTGTAATAGCCAGCTACGTTGCCGCCCATTGCTTTATATTCAATATCTTTTCCAGTTTTGTCAGCATACTTTTTGGCAGCTTCCATTCCGTACTTATTATATTTAAATTCTTTATCACCAACCTTTGGCATTAGTCTCTCCCTGTATATACTTTTCCACCGCCAGAATAATACTTTGACATTTTAACTTTGCCACCATTACTCATTTTAGCAGTAGAATCTTTATATACTTGTTTACCATGCTGATATGCGCCTTGAAGAACTTCGCTTAACGCAGGAACATTTCTAGCAGTGCCATAATTTTTCTTTTGAGAAGCTCTTCCGCCAGGGTTCATAATTTCATCTACTTTACCAGTAAAAGTAGAAGTTCTTTTTGCCTTAGCTCTTTTAGCTTTTGAAGGTTTTCTTTTAGGTAGTTCCATTACTATCTCCTATAAAAAGAAAGGGGAAGCCATAAAGACCTCCCCTAACAATAGTCTAGTTAAGACCGTAGATAGCACCACAACCCAATGGGTTACGTACTTCCAAAGTGCACTCTTCAACCATCATTCCTTTGGTTGAGTCACCCTGCTGGCCTACGTCTACTTCCTGCATAGGGCGCAGTGTAGCGACGGCAAACCACATTGGATCATAGATCAATGCAGCAAAGTCAGCAACATCGGGAATACCAGCACCAGAGAATACAGTACCGTTATCGCCTTTAAGCGCAACAGCATTGGACAGACCCATTACGTAGTTAGGAACTACCATAAGATCGCCAAAGTCTGACATGTACACATCAACAGACTGACGGAGTTGACCGCCAGCATCAATGTTACGTACAACACCAGTATCTGAAACCATCAGGTCGGAAAAGTCACGACGCAGCTTTGGTGAAAGCATAACTTTCGTAGCCTTACCACCTTGCTCGTAGATCTTCTGCATAACAGCGTCGATGTCTGTTAGTGCAAGAGTACCACGTGCTGGCGCGGTAGTACCGCCGTTGATTGAACCGCGAACAGTTGCAGTACCGTCAGCATCAGTACCAGCATTAGAGGTAGAAGCTGAAGGAGCTTCAAACTCACCTACATAGTTACATGTAGTGGCTGAGTTGATAAATGACTGGTAACCACCAGCTGAACGGGCATTAGCGTTCTGTACACCAGTAGCGTTAGAAACATTATATGAATGAATCATATCGAATTCAACGTCACGGCGCAATTCAGTACCACGCTTCTTCAACTGATAAGCATACTCATCAGCTACGCCAGCTTGGTCTACTGCACGGCGTGTGCCAGATACAGCAATTGTCTTACCATTAATCTGAGTGTAGTTACCCAAACGTGTACGATACGGTCCAGATACTGCGAACTTGTCACCAGTTGCTGGGGTCGCACCTGTGCCACCAGAGCCTGTTGCATCTGGAGCAATCCAGTCTGTACCTTCACCAATACGTGAGTTGCCTGGAGCTTCCAGCTGGTCTGTCTGCCACTCATGGTAGATAGCTGTTGCTTTTGCTTTGCCGATAGACGACATAAAAGGAGTTTCATCACGAGTGATCATTGTGATGAAGTTTGCAAGATCCTCACGCTGTGAGACGTCTTTGCCAGTTCCGCGTGCTGGTCCCTGTGGACCTCCGGTGCCGCGGACACCAAGATTGTTAGCCATTGATTATACCCTCCTAGGTATTACATGTTTAAGGAGCGTTCGGCAAGAGTTCTAAGAAAGTCCTGTTGTTCTTCAGCAGATGCGTTGCCGCTTAGTGCGCGCTTACGTTTTTGTTCTGCTGCGTCTTGCTTTTGCTTAGATATTGTTTTAGCTTTTCTAAGCGGAGCTTTCTTTGTTGGGGTTGATTTACGTTTAACCGCACCTTTAGACACACCTTGCTTAAGGCGTCTAAAGTCATCAACAAACTTAACGATAGCTGGGTCGGCAATTGAATCCAGAATTTCTGGAGCAATGCCTTCCTCAATAGCAAATTCCCTAATGGCAATTGCCGTATCCTCATTAAAGTCTGGTATTAGCGTAGGAATAGTTTCATTAAAGTATTCTAGTTGCTCATTCCATTCTTTTTCATTACTAGTTGCTTCTTGTGCAGAAACAGCTTTTACAAGTTGTTCCCGTTGGTTGCGAGCTTCCCAGTAATTCTTTTGGACTTGTTCTCGTTTATCTTTTAGTTCATTGACTTCATATGTATCACCATCTTTTCGGGCTTTATCAATTGCGCCTTCAAGATCATGATACTCTGCAGCTAACGCTTGTTCGTTAGAGTATAGTACAGCAGCTGATGCTTTGGACATTGTTTCCAACTCATTAACTTTTTCCTGATACTCGTCTTCCAACTCTTTTCTTGCGTCACCGAGTTCTCGACCCTTTTTAGAAAGATGTTGTTCAGTAGAGTAACCTTTAATAAGATCACCAAAAGAAACTTCAGCAAATTCGCCATCAACTTTGATAACCACCTTAGCTTCTAAATCAAGGTCTTCCGTAGCATATACATCAGATTCATCGGTAGCGGACTCTTCGTCGGCATCTTCTTCTTCTGTATTTTCTTCTTCTTCCTC